TCTGCATCATCACCACCGGAGACGATGAACCCAGCGCCCGGTACGTCCGCAACAAGTTGCGGGACTTTAAGGAGCTGGGGATTGTGGCAGAGGTAAAGCGTTTTGATACCATCTACGACATCGGATTCATGCTCCGGAATGAGAATTCAGCCTATGATGGAATCATTGTGCAGCGTCCGGTCCTGGTAAGCGATGCATCGCCCAAAGATGCAGCTGCCTGGGTGAGCGAGATGATCAATCCTGGACAGGACATTGATGGAGTGGCGCCAGGATCAGGCTTTATGTCTCCTGCCGTCCGCGGCCTTGACCTGCTCCTGCATGAGTGGGAGTATGACCCAGCCGGAAGAACAGCCGTAGTCATCGGTCGCGGCGAAGTGGGTAAGCCGGTGGCAGAGTACCTGCTGGGCAGGGATGCGACAGTGGCGATCTGCCATAGCAAAACCTCCATATATGATCAGTGGAACCTGATGAAAAAGGCAGACATACTGGTCGGTGCCGCTGGCTTGAAAGAGCTGATCTTCCCAAACACTCGAGGATATGGAGGCGTTGTGATCGATTACGGAATCACAAGGTATGATGACACCGGAGAGCTTCACGGAGACTTTGAAACTGTAGCCTCCCAGCTGGTAGAGTACCAAACCCCAGTCCCTGGCGGCATGGGCCTGATGGTCAGGGCCGCTCTG